CAATTATAGACGAGACTACATTGACGGAGATAAATATTCCCTTCTCGCTTCAATGTGCCAAATGTTTGACGATCAAGAAGAAGCTTGGAATGATATCCGAAGGCGTGAACGCTTGGAACAAGCTTGTTACTGCCAATAAAAGGATTCATCATCATTGCTCAGTAAATACTAATACTTTTAGAGCATCACATCGTAAGCCGAATTTAGCCCAAGTCCCAGCTGATAAAGAGTTTAGAGAACTATTTACAGCTAGTCCAAAAATGGTAATGGTAGGTGCTGACCTATCTGGAATAGAGCTACGAATGTTAGCTCATTACTTATCAGATTTCGATGGCGGTAGGTATGGAGACATACTCCTTAACGGAGATATTCACCAAGTTAATGCTGATAAAATCGGCATTTCTAGGCGACAAGTTAAGACTGTATCCTATGCCTTTCTTTATGGAGCTGGAAATATTAAGTTAGGTCAGTCGTATGACAGCACTTTAAATGAACAGCAAGCTAAGAAGAAAGGTAAAGAAATAAGAGAAGCTTATGTCTCAGCTATTGATGGTTTATCTGACTTACTAGAAGGAGTTAAGATTGAACTACATAAAAAAAAATATTTAACGGCAATTGACGGACGTAGGGTTTTAGTCGATAGTCCACACAAAGCTCTTAACTACCTTCTTCAATGCTCGGCAGGGATTGTCGCAAAACGTTGGCTAGTTATAGCAAACGATTTGTTTGTAAAAAACAATGTCCACACTCATCAACTTGCCTTCGTGCATGATGAACTCCAATTTGAATGTAAACCTAACAGCATGATTGCTACTAGGTATGGATTACAAGCAGCCGCTCAAATGGCAGGAGAATACTACAACTTAAGATGTCCAATTTCCGCAGATGCAAAGCATGGAAATTCATGGGCAGAAGTACATTAATTTATGAAAACAACAGATAGACAGGGCGACTCATGGGAATATTTAGTCCTATATAAAGCCAGTAGAAAAAAATGCGAAGTTACAAGGAATGCTTTTAAACAAGGTCCTTATGATTTGGTACTCCACATAGATGGAAAATCGTATAAGTGTGATGTTAAAGCTGATACTTCGAGATACACAACTGTAGAAGGGGAAAAAACATATAGTCAAAATGGAAATTTATGTGACCTTCCAAAAGATGTCTTTATGATTTGTGTAAATCCAATAACTGAAGAAATTAGTTGGCATAAAAAAAGAGTTCCAACTGGTTTGGAGACTTTTTGGGAATGAAATTATTAATTGATTGCGATTACATAGTATATAAATGCTGTGCATCGACAGAAACAGAAATTGATTTTGGCGAGGATCTAATTGTTGTAACTTCTAATTTTACGGACGCATATAAATGTGTAAAACGTGAATTAGACAGAATACAAAAAGAATTTGGATCATTTGATGAAATGATTCTCTTTTTTACAAGTCCTAATAATTTTAGGAAAAAAATCTTACCCGAATACAAAGGACATCGACAGAGAAAAAAGCCTTGTGGATTTAAAAGGGTCATAAATAACCTTAAAACTGAATACAAAGTAATTGTTAAAGATACTTTGGAAGCTGATGACACCATGGGTATTTATGCAACTAAATATCCGGGAAACATTATTGTCTCACCTGATAAAGATATGAGACAGATCCCCGGAAAACTTTATGACTTTAAAGAGACAGTTGAGATCAGCACAGACGAGGGTGCAAAATGGCATTTGATTCAAGCAATGGCGGGCGATAACACAGACGGTTACTCAGGAGTTCCCGGGATAGGTGTTAAAAAAGCAGAAAAAATATTTGAAGAGAAAGGCTACACATGGAAAGCGGTAGTTGAAACTTTTGAAGAAAAAGGAATGACAGAAAAAGATGCATTAGTTAATGCACAACTTGCTCGCATACTTACTACTGACGATTACGACCATGACAAAAAAGAACCAATACTCTGGACCCCCAAAGCCGATTACAAAATTGACAATGGAACAAGACTTGAAGCTACGCCAGCTTGAGATCTTACTAGACAAACCAGAGACAAGAAAGGAAGACATCATCACAATAATGATCGCTCTTCAAGAACAAGCATTTGTTCTATCAAATTGTATTAAAAACCTTATAGATAAATGGCCGAAACCACCAACGACCACGGACCCTCGTACTACAGACGAGGTTCCATTGATGTTTGGGATTTTATTAGAGACCAAGGACTCGGATTTCACTTAGGAAACGTCATCAAATATACATGCAGAGCAGGACATAAAGACAACGACATAGAAGATTTAAAAAAAGCTATCCACTATTTATCAAATGAAATCGAATACCGAACCAAACATCATAGCTAGGACTGGTCGAGTCCAGCAATGGATTGATAATCCATCCTCCCGTCTACCCGTATCATGCACAATCTTCAACGTTGAAGACTCAATGGAGGGACCAAATGGCATCGAAGCAAGCTGGCGATTTGTATCGCATGCTCTGCGCTTTGGAGCAGGAGTCGCAGTCCACCTGTCGAAACTACGACCAGCAGGAACAGAAACTAATAAAGGACCTGACACACTTGTTGCGTCAGGACCCGTCTCATTCGCAAAATTCTACTCAACATTAAATGAAATACTTAGAAGAGGTGGCACGTACCGTAATGGTGCCTGTGTTCTACACCTCGATATTAATCACGCCGATATTATTGACTTCGTGCAAGTCCAAAGACACGAACTCCCATGGGTTAAACGATGTGTTGACCTCACCAAATCCCTCTGGGCTAAAGCAAGTACTGAAACAAAGGAAAGCATTATACGAGGAATTGCTAGGGGAGACATCTGGCTCAATAAAATAAAACACGATCAAAACAATGAAAGAATCTACTCCAACGTCTGTCTTGAGGTTTACTTGCCCTCACGCGGAACGTGCTTGTTACAACACCTCAATCTCGCTGCCTGTCGCATCGGCGACTTACAAGAGGGTTTCAGTGCTGGTATGTCCAGCCTGTGTGAACTCCACGGTAGGACAGGGATTGGAGAATCTGGAGAGTATCTTACGCCAGATATCGATAGGCAAGTCGGATTCGGACTGCTCGGTCTATCCAACTTCCTCGCCAACAACAACATAACTTATGCCGAGTTTGGTAAGGCTCTTACAGCAACTAATGATGCTGAACCTTACGAAGGCTACGCGGGATTAGCTGCCCGTGAGCTCTTTCTCGGCATACAAAAAGCAGCTAACATTGCAAGAGCAAACAACATGCAGAGAGCATTTGCCATAGCTCCAACAGCAAGTTGTTCATATAGAAGTAGAGATCTCCATGGCTACACAGCAACTCCTGAGATCGCACCACCTATAGCAAGAACTGTTGACAGGGATTCAGGTGAATTTGGGGTAGAACAAGTACAATATGGCAACGTAGAAATCGCATCTGAAGTTGGATGGGAGAATTATAAAAGAGTAGCTGATCAAATAATGATCATGCTAAATAGAACTGGTTTGCTTCATGGCTATAGCTTCAATTCTTGGAGTGATATGGTGACTTACGATGAAGCATTTATCGAAGAGTGGCTGAAAAGTCCACAGACTTCGCTCTATTATTCCTTACAAGTAATGGGCGACACTCAAGATAAATCTGATGCATACGCTGCATTGGATCAGTCAGAAGTTGACGATTACTTGGCAGACTTAATGAGCAACAAACCTGAAGAGATTAATTGCGACTGTCAACAATGAACCCCTACGAGAAATTATTAAATAGAAAAA